CAAAGACAGAAGAAGTTGACGCGCCTGCGGAAAATTGATCCATAAGTGGTACTTCACGAGTGACTAAAGTTCGAGTAGAATTCGGCATCCAAAACCGACCTTGAAAGTCCATAAGATGTCGTCTGCCGAGCAACTCATTGAAACCAGTTTCAAGGTCATCCAGGGCGACCTGGAGGACATGAAAGCCAGCATGTCCAAGATGGCCGACGCGCTGTCCAAGATCGCAGTCTTGGAAGAGCGTCACCAGACCATGTCGGCCAACATGCTCCACATCACGGAAAAGCTCGAAAAGATCGCTGAACGCCAGTCGATGCTCGAGTTGGCCCATGTGAAACAGGACACAACCGTCAAGGTCACGGTCAAGGCCATCCAGGTGATCTGGGGCGTGATCGGCGGCGGTGTCCTCTACGGTGTTTGGCAGATCATGAAGATGGTTGCCACTCAGGGTTAAGTCGCATTAGCAGGGCGACATGCCCATAGGAGTGAGAAATATATGGCCATCACGACCGACATCGATCAGTTCATCGAAGTCTATAACGACCTGGACAAATACCCCTCGATGGCCGACGTAGCAAAAGTGCTCGGCATCTCCCTGAAGACCGTGCGCAACAAGGCAGGCTTCATCCGCACCGCCTTCAAAAGCAACCCCAAAGGCCCCAAGCTCGTTAGCCGTGCACCGGTCAATGACAGCCCCATGTCGGAGGACAGCTCCAAGTTCATGGAGCACTGGGGGCCAGAAGAATGCGTCGAGGAGTTGCGGCGCATCTCGGAGATCGATCCCGAGAAGGTCGTCACCCGCAACTACTTTCGCAACCACAGCGCCATTTCCGAATCGACCTGGAACCGCTACTTCGGCACGTTCGAGGAGTTCAAGCGCCAGGCTGGCATCAAGCTCTCGCGCCAGCAACACGCTCACGAGCGGCACATCGCCAAACACGCCTCGGTGGACCACTATCGGCAGATGAACGTCGAGCGCCAGGACTGGGCCGACAAGTACACCCGCACAAACAACAACCGCTTCAAGACGATCCTCACCTGCTCGGACCTGCACGACATCGAAATCGACCCGTTCTACCTGCGCGTCCTGATCGACACCGCCCAGCGCGTCCAGCCCGATGTGATCGTCCTGGCTGGCGACATCTTCGACCTGCCAGAATTTGGCAAGTACGGCGTCGATCCGCGTGAGTGGGACGTGGTGGGTCGCATCAAGTTCGCCCACGAGGCCATTCTCGGCCCGCTGCGTGACGTGTGCCCCGAGGCCCAGATCGACTTCATCGAAGGCAACCACGAGGCACGCCTGCTGCGCCAGCTCGCTGATGCCACCCCAGCTTTGCGCGCAGTGCTCTCGGACCTGCATGGCTTCACGGTGGCCAAGCTCCTGGGCCTCGAGAAGTACGAGATCAACTACATCGCCAAGGCCGACCTGGCCGCCTTCACCAAGCGCGACTTCGAGAAGGAGCTCGCCCAGAACTACAAGGTCTACTTCGACACGGTGCTCTGCCATCACTTCCCGCACGCTCGCAACATGGGCCTGCCTGGCATCAATGGCCACCATCACAAGCATCAGGTGTGGAGCGAATTCAACCCCGTCTACGGCGCCTACGAGTGGCACCAGCTCGGCTCTGGCCACAAGCGCAGCGCCTCCTACTGCGAAGGCGAGCGATGGCACAACGGGTTCGCCCTCGTCAACGTAGACACCCACACGCGCTCCACCGCGTTTGACTACATCTCCGTCACCGACTTCGCAGTGGCTGGCGGGAAGTGGTATCACCGCGAGCCGCACGAGGTCGATGCGTCGATCCCTGCAAGAATTCGTTAATCGAATGCGCCGCAGTCACGACTGACTGAGGTATAGTCTCTATAGGATCAACTTCAAGGTAAGCAGTACATGGCCCGAGCAAAAGCCCCTTCGACTCCACGACGAGCCCCCAAGCGCCCAACCAAACGGAGCGCAGTGCTCCGCGAGGAAGACCAGGAGGCCCAGTCGGACTTCAGCATCCCCAAGCAAGAGCGGGCCAATCGTCAACCGATCGAGGCCCTGAACGAATCCCAGAAGCGCTACATCAGCGCAATCAAGTCCTTTGAGCTCGTGTTCGCCACGGGCCCCGCTGGTACGGGCAAGACCTGGCTCTGCGGCGCACTGGCAGCACAAGCCCTCTCCGAAGGCGTGATCGACAAGATCATCATCACCCGGCCGGCCGTGGAAGCGGGCGAGTCCCTGGGCTTTCTGCCTGGCGAGATCGAAGACAAGTTCGACCCGTTCCTGCAACCCTTCCGCGACGTGCTGAACGAGCGCCTGGGCAAGAGCTACGTGGAGTACCTCATGAAGATGGGCCGCATCGAAGCGGCACCGCTCGCCTACATGCGCGGGCGCACCTTCAAGCGGTCATTCGTCATCCTGGACGAGGCGCAGAACACGACGCCCAACCAGATGAAGCTCTTCCTCACCCGCATCGGGCCCGACTGCAAGGTGGTCGTGAACGGGGACACCCGACAGAAAGACATTCACGGGACTTCGGGTCTCGAGGACGCCATCCGTCGGGTCTCCCACATCCCGAGCGTCAAGTGCGTGGGCTTTTCTCGCAAGGATGTGGTCCGCTCCGGCCTTGTGCAAGAGATCGTGGAGGCCTACGAGGTCGATTCCGACGACTGAACGGTCGCGGGGAAATACGCGGGGAATTTTCGCCCCGCGTATAGTTAATATACTTCACGAGTGAATTTACTCTTACCTTCTATGCCGGCCCCAAACCCACCCGTTCTCATCCCCGACACCCCGAAACTGACCGAGTGGTTCGGCTACTTCTACGGGCACGACCTGGGTATGCTCCACGCGGAGCTGCTCGCAATCCAGCACATCCCCAACGACTTGCTGCAAAAAGAGGCAGGCCTCTACCGCACCAAGTGGTTCGACTACCGTCGGATGCACCCGACCAAGGCGACCTACCTCTTCGCCCACGAGTTCAACCGCGCCTACCAGGGCTTCATGGTGGCCACGCATGACCAAAGCGGCCGCTACATGCGAGCCTTCAAGCAGATGGACATTCTCGAGGCGCGCGAACGGCTCTCGGTGTGGCGACTGCGTCAACTGGCTGACAGCCTGGGCATGCGCTACGACTTCTTCCTGAACAAGGCCTTTCGCTGGCACAGTCACGACGGCTGGTTCCTGAAGAAGCTCGACAAGGGCGGGCGCGCCGCACCGCGACCTGCCCACATCGGCGCCAACCCCGAGCTCATTACCGACGTGATGATGGCCTGGGAAGAGGAGTGCGCCGCTCGCATCCAGTTTCCCAAAGACACCCGCTACAAGGTGAAGAACTTCTTTGGCCATGTGGATCAGCTCGACTGGGAGGCCTACCTCGTTGCCCAGATCAAGACCCGCAGACACCCGCAGTACGCGCTCCATGCCGCGCTCTATGTCGAACGCTCATTGCGCATCGAGCGGGCGGTTCAGGAGTTCGACGAGCGGGTTGTTCGCTCGGCAATCGCAGAATGCGGTGCGTGATAAGTCACCCGTGAGCTATACTGCACCTGTCTTCACTTTTTTACATCGAGAACGCTATGTCCGAAACCACTCTGCGCTCCAAAGCGCCATTCAAAAAACCAGTGCCCCTCAAGGGCCACGAAGCGTTCGTCAAAGCCCTCGAACAGGGCCTCGCGGTCGTCACCCTCGTCACCCTGGCCGGTGAGGTTGTCAAAGGCAAGATTCACGCCGCTGACAAGTACACGATCTCCCTGAAGATCACCACGGCCGATGGCGGCTACCAAGTGCGCGTCTTCTTCAAGCACGCCCTCGAATCGTTCGAGACCAACCCCAAAGATCAAATCAAAGCGGCCTGAGATGTATGACGGACGCAACCTCTATCGCGGAACAATCCGCCGCTGAAATGATCGGCTCGTCATTTGAAGGCGAGACCACCACTACCAAAGCCCCTGCACCCGTCGCCTCGAGCAGCACCGTGATGGACGACATCACGGAGACGTTCGACTTCGATGCGGACTTCCAGACCCGTGTCGCCGCTCTGGCCACCCAGAACATCGAGTTCGTCAACCGGGTGGGCCACCTGCTGCGCCCTCAATACTTCGAGGACGCGGGCGAAGCGGTGCTCGTCAACCTGGCGCTCTCTTACCACGGGCGCAATCGCAGTCTGCCTGACAAGACGATCATGGCCGACATCATCAAGCGCGGTGTGGCCAACAAGATCGTCAAGAAGGACGTAGTGCCCCTTGCGGTCACGGCCTACAAGAAGCTCTACGGCGCGGCCGACGTATCGGGCCGTGAGTACATCGAGGAGCGCATCGTCGAGTTCGCTCGTCACCAGGCCACCACCGCCGCGATTCTCAAGTCGGTGGAGCTCGTGCAGCGTGGCGAGTTCGAGAAGGTCGAGCAGTACATCAAGGAGGCGGTCGAAGTCGGCATCAACGAAGACGGTGGCGCCTACGACTACTACTCGAACATCAGCGTCCGCACGAGCGAACGTCTGGACGATGCGGCCGGCACGAAACCCCCGCGCGGCATCACCACGGGCCACCTGAAGCTCGACGAAATCCTCTACCACCGGGGCTGGGGTCGCAAGGAGCTGGCCACCATCATGGGCGGGGCCAAAGCCGGTAAGACCACCGCACTGATCGGGTTCGCAAAGGCTGCGTCCCAGGCCAAGTTCAACGTGCTCTACGTGACGCTTGAAGTGTCGGCCAAGATCATCAGTGAGCGCCTGGACGCATCGGTCTCGGACACGATGATTAAGGAGCTCTCCAAGCACATCAAGGATGTCGAGGCCAAGGTGAGCGCAATGGAGGCTCACTCAGGCAAGCTCATCATTCATGAGTACCCATCGGGCACCTTCGCTCCCAAGCAACTGCGGGCCCTGCTGGATCGCTATGAGGCGAAGGGTCAGAAGTTCGATCTGGTCGTCGTGGACTACGCCGACATCATGGCGCCGAACTTTCGCTACAACGATGTGATCGAGAACTCCAAGTCCGTCTACGTTGACCTTCGAGCCATCGCTCAAGAGAAAGACGTGGCGATGCTCACGGCCACTCAGACGAACCGAGAAGGCTACAAGGCCACGGTCGCGAAAGCCGAACACGTCGCCGAAGACTTCAACAAGGTGCGAACCGTTGACTTGATGATCTCCATCAACATCACCGACGAGGAGCGCAGCAAGGGCGAAGCGCGTCTCTACTTCGCCGCCAGCCGTAACCAGGAGTCGGGCTTCACCCTGTTCATCAAGCAAGACATCGCCAAGATGAAGTTCATCGAGTCGATTCTGAGGAGAGAGTAATGACGCCTGCATTTGCACTGGCCATGCTGGTCATCGTCATGGCCTTCTTCACGATGCTCGAAGGGCACCTGATCTTCGCGTTCCTCCTCGTGTGGCTTGCCGCCGAGCTCGTGACATGAGCCGCAACGAAGACCTCCAGGAAGCCCTGGAGACGATCGACATGGAGTCGTGGCTTGACCGCGAGGGTGTCACCTACAAGGTCACGCGCGGCTCCAGGGGCACCCAGTTGAACGTCAAGGAGTGCCCGTGCTGTGGTGGCTCGAACTGGAAGGTGTACCTCAACGCCGAGAACGGGTTGGGCAACTGCTTCTCGGGTGACTGCGAGACCAAGTTCAACAAGTGGAAGTTCATCCAGGCGAGTCTGGGCACCTCGGTCAGCACTCGGGACTTGATCGAACACATCAAGACCGTGGCGGCCGAGCAGGGCTGGCACCCCAAGGTTCGACATACGGCGGCAGTTCGGCATACGGGTGAGCTCCACCTGCCCGAATCGATCGCGATGCCGCACAACGGGCGCAACCTCAAGTATCTGGACAACCGGGGCATCACGGGCGACATCGCCCAATACTTCCGCTTGAGCTACTCCGCAAAGGGCGTCTTCGCCTACTGCGATGACGACGGCAAGGCGCGGCGCCAAAGCTACGCCGGTCGCATCATCATCCCGATCTACGGGCTGGATGGCGAGCTTGTGAGCTTCCAGGGTCGTGACATCACCGGCACGGCCGAGCAGAAGTACCTCTTCCCGCCAGGCTTTGCCTCGACCGGCGCCCACCTCTACAACGGCCAGAACGCGATCGGTGCCAAGCGCATCGTGATCGGGGAGGGCGCATTCGATGTGATGGCACTCAAGATCGCATTGGACGGCGACCCCGCTCTGCGCGATGTGGTGCCGGTGGGCTCCTTCGGCAAGCACCTGTCTGAGGGTACGGCGGAGAGCCAGGTGGGTAAGCTCATTGCGCTCAAGGAGCAGGGCCTGCGTGAAGTCACCTTCATGTGGGACGGCGAGAAGCGGGCAACGCAGGATGCGGTCAAGGCGGCGCTCGTCGTTCGCGGACTTGGGCTCATTGCTCGGATCGCCTTCTTGCCGCGCGACAAAGACCCGAACGAAGTCGCCCCGGATGTGGTGCGGCAAGCGTTCTGGAAAGCCGAGACCCTGACGCCTGCGACTGCGGCCAAGATCAAGCTGAAGTGCCTGATGGGCTGATGCGTAGGGGCGATCAGACCCCGCGCTTGAGTTCATACAATTTTGAATCAACGATTTATATCAAGGACCACTATGTCAACTTCCGTCGTACATGAAGGCACGCTCCTGATGCACGAGGGCGGCACCAAGTTTTACGAAACGATGGTGTTCCACGCGGCCGACCATGGCCAACACCTGCTCGTCAAGCGCTGGGGCAAGACCAGCGCCATGAGCGGGGGTGGCGAGATTCAAGTTCTCTCTCACCCCAACGCCCGTAAAGCTCAAGCCGCTGCCGACAACGTCATTCGCCAGAAGGAGGGTCGGGGCTACGCCAAGCGAGGCGTTGCGATCGGGCTGCACGGGTACGGCGGCACCATCGATAGCAGCAACCTCGCCCAACTTCTCAAGACCCACTACGGCACGGACAACGCCCAAGCCATCTTGCGCGAGTTCAGGGATGAACTCAGAGGAACTCAGATCACCGGTGCCTGGGTTGACGAGGCCGACAGCATCGTGAGTGAGGAGCCTGCGCCAGAACCCGAGCGCGGCGAGAGCTGGGGAAGCTGGTGAGGACCGCTCACCGGCAATCGAGCGCACCACTTCAAACCCCGCAAATTTCGCACTACACTGTAAGTCAGCAATGAGCAACACCCGTTTTGGGCCCATCAAGGAGTTTTCCATGTTCGACGCTATCGAAACCATCATCCGCGACCGTCAACCGATCTACCCACCCGAGCAGTCCGCTGGCGGCACCAACACCTTCACCGTCAAGGGCTGCAAGGCGGTGGGGCACACCCCAGGCTACTGCGTGTGCCTGAACAAGATCAAAGCGTTCGAGCGCGACAAGGCGCTCACGTCCTACGCCGAGTGCGAACGCGCCATCTCGAGCCGAGCCTGCCCCGCCATTGCCATGCGCGAAGAGGAGCGAACCGCTGGCAAGGCGCTTTACTACATCGATCGCGCCCTGTTGCGCGAGGAGATGGACAAGGCGTTCGCAGAGGCCAACGCATCGTTTCGCCCCACCAAGACCACCCCCGCGCCCAAACCTGAACCAACCAGAACCACGGCGAAGAAGGTCTCGGATCACCTCACCACGATGCCCACGCCGGAAATCGACGGCTACGCGGCCGCGATCAACGCCGCCATCAAGGAAGCTGCGCAACAGCCGGCTTCTGCCCCCACACCAGAACCGAAGGTTGCCAGCCCATCGCCTTCGCCAGTTACTTCGGGTCTCTCGATGATCGAGCGGACACGTCTTCAGATGGGCTTGAACAAGGAAAACACATGACCGATCAAACCACCCCCGCCGTGAGCGAGTCCGAAATGGTCACGCTGAACAACAGCTTCGACCACGCGATGCGCCTGCTGCTGGAGACCCAGCGCACGATCAACAACGCGGGCGTGCCCCCTGCGGCCCTGGCAAGCGCCCTGTGCGCCTCCTACGTGACCTACGTGGCCGCTTTGGTGGCCGCGACCGGCATGCCCAAAGAACAAGTCGCCACCACCTGCAAGGATGCCATCGACACGATGGACGAATTCATCAGCGCTGCCCATGACCGCATGGTCGAGGAGATTGCAGAGGCCGCGAAGTGAACTCCGACAAAATCTTCGACGCGATCGAGGAGATTGCGAACACCTCTAGCAAGACCGGCAAGGAAGCCCTCGTCGCCAAGCATGGCGAAAACGGCAAGTTCCTTGCGGTGCTCGAGGCCGCACTCAACCCCTTCAAGACCTACGGCATCGCCAAGCGCCCCGAGGTCACGACCAACCTCGATGGCGAATTTGATACTCAGACGTGGGTTCTTCTGACAAACCTGGAGACTCGCGCCCTGACCGGCAATGCGGCGCGTGAGTCGCTGGTGTCGGAATTGACCCGCCTGAGTGTCAAGTCATCCGAATTGCTCTGGCGCATCGTCAGCAAAGACCTGCGGGCGGGCTTCTCGGAGTCCACTGTCAACAAGGCAATCCCTGGCACGGTGCCCACCTTCGACTGCATGTTGGCCCACAAGTTCGAGGCGCATCGGGTCAAGAAGTGGCCGGTCGTCGCCGAGCCCAAGCTGGACGGCGTGCGCGTTCTGGCGTTCGTGGACATCATCAAGCCATCGGTTCACTTCTTCAGCCGCTCGGGCAAGGAGTTCACCACCTTCGACCACCTGAAGCAGCCACTGATCGACCTGATCGACGACTTCCGTGCCGATCTGATCGCGTGGACTGCGAAGACTTCGCGGTGGTGTTCGACGGCGAGATTGTCTCCGGCAGCTTCAACAAGACTGTCTCCGAGGTTCGCAAGAAGGGTTCGCAGGCGACGGACGCGATCTTCAACGTGTTCGACATCCTGCCCATGTCGCTCTTCAGCAAGGATGACAAGGTGCCGAGCAAGCACACCTACACCGAGCGCCGCCAAGTGCTCAACGAGTTGCTGCCCACCGGCAAGGCAGGCCCCGTTCACCTTCTGCCTCGCTACCTCGCGAGCTCCGAAGCCGAAATCGACACCCTCTACGAGTCGGTGCGGGCTCGAGGCCTGGAAGGACTCATCATCAAGGATGACGCCCCGTACCACCGTCGCCGCAACCACGCCTGGATGAAGATCAAGGCCGAAGAATCGACCGATGTGCCGATTGTGGGCGCTGAAGAGGGCACGGGCAAGTACGCCGGCATGCTGGGCGCGATCATCGTGGCATTCGACAAGACCTGCTACGAGAACGGCGCTCATGGGGCCAATCACGACCACCCTGGCGCCGTGCGCGTGAACGTGGGCAGCGGCCTGAGCGACGACCAGCGCCGTGAGTTCTGGGAGGCGTACCTCGCCGATTGCGAAGGCAGCGCTCCGGAATACCTGTTCCTGAACCGCATCATCGAGGTCGAGTTCCACGAAATTACGCCTGACGGCTCGCTTCGTCATCCCCGCTTCAAGCGCTTCCGCGACGACAAGGCATAAGTCATGAGTGACGAACAGTTTAAGGAACTGCAAGCCACCTTCCCCTGGACGACGCGAGTCGTCCCCACTGGGGCGGGTGGTCTCGTGCAGATGATCGACCGCAACGGCCAGGAGGTTCCGCTCTTTGCGATGACGGACATCCTCCAGGTGCTCACCCGCAAGCTGGAGAAGCCGCAATGAAACTCGACGGCAAGATCAGCATCAGCCGCCCTTCGTCGAGCGATGACCGGCCTAACTACGTGCGCATCGCTATTCGGGACGAGACCAGTCGCATGGGGTTCCTCGAGGTCGAGGTGGACATGGCGGAATTCGCACTCGCCCTGACCGGTCTCTCGGAACAGAACTGCGTTCTCAGAACGCGCCGCCTCGACGCAGTGGGCAAGGTACGTGAGAGCCAGCCCATGACGTTCGTGCTGACGGATGAATACCTCGACAAGCACGGCCTCAGTAGCTACGACCGGGCGGGTCTCAAGGCCCACCTCGAACAAGACCCCGAAGGGCGCTTCCACGAGGAGGGTTGGGAGCTCTCGACCTACCTCGGCACGCAGAGCTCCACCACCCCGAACAGCCCCGACGGCATCCGGATCAACACCCATCGAGTGCGTTATGTAGAAAGGACACCCACATGATCGCAACCCCCTTCATCGTCACCCTGACCGGCCCCTCCTGCGCCGGCAAGACGACCCTCGAGAAGCGTCTCAAGGCCGCAGGCTTTGAGAACGTGATCTCCACCACCACCCGAGCGCCACGCACGGGCGAGGTGAACGGCACGAGCTACTACTTCATGGACAAGTCCCAGTTCAAGCGTCATGACGCCCTGGGCGCGTTCGTGGAGAAGGTCACGTTCAACGGCGAGTATTACGGCGTGTCGGTCCAGGAAGTCGAGCGCGTGGCCGCCCTGGGCAAGCCCATCGTCGTCATCGTCGAGCCCGAAGGCCTGAAGCAGATTCGCTCCTTCTGCCAGAAGCGCTCCTGGAACTACTTCACCGTCTTCATCGACAACCCCGGTGGCGTGATCGGTGAGCGCTTCCTGGCCCGCTACATGGACGACCTGAAGA